AGAGATTTGCCAGAAGCGGTAGGAGAAACCAACAAGGTTCGTTTCTTTTGCATGGCATGAACAAAAGCATTTAACTGATGTTCTCTTACTTCGATTGGTTTGCCGTTTGAATGAATGTTTAATTGTTCAACAAACTTTTTGGCATGATAAACCGAGAATTCATCTTCAAAATCTAAACTATCTTGTAGTTCAAATTTGTATTGCCTTTCTTCACAAAACAGTTCAAAATATGGAAGTAATCCAATATAGAGTTGATTGTTTTGTAAATTTAGGAGTCTTATGCGCCCGTCCCAAATTTTATTTCTATAAGCCGGAACAAATTGATATCCTGGCACAAAAAAAGTAAAATATTCTGAAGCTTCTTTTAGAATACTTTTTTCTGCTGTAATTTTTGCGTATACCTCATTAACTTTACTTATGAGGATTTCTGGTTTTTCCACCATTCTTTTCTAATCACCGATAATTTATTTTTAACTTCATCCGTCATAACAATAGGTGGTTTACCTTTTTTGTTATCCATATAACATTTTCTATTACAATATTTTTTAACATTATATAAAAATGGTTTTATTCCTTGCCTTGGTATTGTATTACCACATTGTTCACAACACCTTAATTTTGTTTCACAATTATCAAAATGCCAACGTATCATGTTAGGTTCATTACCAACTACTTTACAATGTGGACATTCAACCATTGTAGCGTTTCTTGTTTGGGCACCAATTACACACAATTCTTTATATTCAATAAATTCTTTGTTTTGTATTTCATCAATTTTAACATCTTTAAGACCTTCAAAAATATCTTCCATATACACTCCTTTTTGGAGTATTTATAACCGAATTTATCCGTCACTGCCCGCCAATAAATTTCTCCCATGAGATAAAGTCACGCAACTGCCATGTTCTTTGTTTCAATTCATTCATAATAGATTCAATCACCGAAATGGTTTCTTCATGATATACTTTCTTTTCCAATAGTTTAATCAAATCACTATCAGCCTCTAAGTATGTAGTAATGTCGGATTTGAGTGTAAACTGAAATGGTTCCCAACCGTATTCAGCCAATTCTTCTTGTGACATCTTGCCTGTATAATACTCCCATTTGACTTTACGCATACGGAGATAATCAAAATGTGCCTTCTTTGAGGCAATTTTGTGTTTAGTAAGAATACTGAGGTATTTGTTGTGTAGTTTAGGTATCTTTAACAGTTCTTTACCAGGCTCTGTCTGGTCCATGTCTGCATCTGATTCCCAATACTTTAATACTTGTTCAAGATTTTCCATAATATTTTCAATAGTTTAACACCAATTTAATATATTAACACACTCAATGTTAATTGTCAAGCAGTTTCAAAGTCAAAGTAATCAAATAGAAAGATGGCATCGGAAGTAATAATATCATCTGCCGACATTTTGGTATCAAACTGGATGTCTGATAAAGAAATTGGAAAACAATTATAATAACGGACACGGAATAAAGGGTTATTTAATGCCGAAAGAACCGTCAAAGTGGCATCAGAATAAGACTTAGGACCGGTAGTTCTCTTACTTTGTAGTGCCGCCAACCTATTCCGTTCATCCGTGCCTGCTGGAGACGCAATGGAACGGAACCAAGAGTGTAAATCTTGCCATGACTTCATTGGTTCATCCACAGTAAATGTCATGGCTAACTGGTTGTACATCATTTTGGTACCAGGGGCATTTACATCAAGACCAGGAAAATTCAATGGGGCTGCGCCTAGTTGCATTCCAGGTATATTTACTGACTGGCAGAAATACTGGACATTAGGGATTCTATCAAACGCCATGATAAACTTGGTCGGTTGTAGATAATTGGTATTTTGAGGAGTTCTTGTAAGTGCTGTCATACGGATATTTAGGCCATAAAAAAAGAGACTCCCGAAGGAGTCTCTCTGAAAATGTCAATCTATGTTGACTTATTTTCTTTGATGCTTACATTAAATTCTTGACGCCAAAAATACGATAGTAAACGTTGGTGCGTGGTTGAATGATACCGCTATTCTGATTCAAACCAGCAGCAAATGGGTTTGCTACCATACCGTAACGAGTTTTGAATCCAATCTTTGGTTGGAATGTAAACTGGTCAACTGCACGAACCATTTGTAATGGAACGTATGGGCAATAGAACAAGCCAGCATCGTATGGGCTAGAACCTTTGTAACCGATAGTTACGAGTTCTTGGTTAGAAGTATAACCACCATAGTATGGGTCGATGTAAACCTTGATACGACCATGTAACATACCAGCAAATGTATTACCTGTGTCATCTACTTGCAAGTCAGCTTGAAGAGCAGGTGTGTATGAAAGAACGCCTGCCATAGCCATTGCAGAAGCTACGTCAGAAGAAACAATCAATACGTTACCTTTTCCACGACGTGTTTGCTTAGCAATTACGTTAGCATCACGTTCAATTTGGAAAATCAAACCTTTGAAACGCTCAACAGACCAACGACCGTTAGAGTCTGTATCCAAGTCGAAATAACCTTGTGTTACTGTACCGTATTGTGCGCCAACAACAGCGGACAAATAGATTGTACGGATAACTTCACGGTTGATTTCAGCAAGAATCTCAGTAGACAGAATGTTTGACAATTCTGTTTCAGCATCAAGACCATGGATTGCTTTCAAGTCTTGTGCGAGTTCTAATGAGTATTCAGCTTTCAAGGCACGGGATTGAGCAGTTACAGTAACTTTCTCGATAGAGAAGGCCATCTGTTGGAAACTGTTAGCACCGTCAGCACCTAACTGTTCAGCAACGGCGGTTTGTAGACCAATACCAGTTGTGAATGAGTTAGCAGCTTCGTTAGAAACAGCAGAGTTTGCTGTATCTGTAGCAGTTGTACCCAAGAAACCGTAGTTATTGAATACACCGTTTGCGGAACCTTGACCAGAGAACATGGTATTGGCTTCGTTGTAGAAAGCTTCTGTACCTTGTTGTGTGTTGTAACGAGCACGCATTGCAAAAATCAAACCAGTAGGACCAGTCATTGGTTGAACACCAGCAACGTCATAAGCAATAAGATTTGGCAAAGCACGGCGTACTAAAGAAATCAAAATTGGGTCAAAGTTTTGAACACCACCAGCAACGTTGGTTGGACCAGCGTCAGCAGTTTCGTTCAATACTGAACGGTCTTTAGCCATAGCTTGTTGTTGATTTTCCAAAACAAGAGCAGTAACAGCCTTCTTGTATGGGTCTTTAATAGCGTCTAATTCTGGATGCTCCAGAACTGGATGCCATTTCTTTTGTAGTTCTTCTGTTAAATACATTTAATTCTCCTTGTTAGGTATCTTTAATGGTAAATTTTATTTATTATTTTACCAAACTCTGTGAGATTGCTTTAGCGTAGACGTCCATTGAAGGGTCAGCAGAAACGGATTGTTTCTTTTCTTCTTCAACTTCAACGCCTTCGTTTAAGTCAGAACTCTCAGCAATTTTTACTTCTGCTTTGAAATATGACTCTTTCAAAACATTCAATTTTGCATTGAATTCTGTTTCAGTAGTAAATTCTACGTTCTCTGCGAGCGATTTCAATTTTTCTACTTGGGTTTGAGTCAGGCCTTCACACGCTGTGTAGATAGCCTCAATTTTTTTCTGTTCGTTTAATTCTTTTGTAAGTTCAACACCTTTGTTGATTTGCTCATTCAAAGAAGCTTCAAGTTCTTCTACTTTAGCAGAGAGTTCTTCAACAACGTCTACCTTTTCGGTAGGGATATCGATATAGTGTTCAACAAACAAATTGCGTAAACCGTCCATAAATTCTTCAGCGATTTCTGCTTTGAGAGCTTTCTCAATAGCAACTTCGTTTTCTTTCATCCATTCTTCAACCATGTAGTTGAGGTAATCATCAACTTTGGCAGCCATTTCTTCTTTGATTTGGTCTACGGCGATGTCAAACTGTTCTGTCAATTGTGATTCAACATCAGCAACAATTGCATCAACACGGGACAATACAGCAGCTTCAAAAATGGTAGTTGCTTTAACTTTGAAATCTTCGGAAAGTGATTCGCCTTCCATTAACGCATCAATATCAGCGGACATATCTGTACTTTCATATTGTTGAAATGTTGCACCTGGATTAGCTTGCATTGTTTGTGCTGCCATTTTACCAGCAATACGGTCACGAATTGCTTCGTAATCAGTTGCTTGTGCTTGAGCAGTATGTGTTAAATCGTGGCGACCCATTGTCTCTTGTGGTTGACCTTGTGGCTTGGAAATGCCAACGCCATCTTTTTCTGAACCAACAGGAGGAGTAGCACCAGGAGGAGTTGCGGATGGTGTGCCTTTTGTATACTCAGGCAACTTATCATCCATTTCTTCTGGTGATTGACCGATTTCACCAACATCTTGTTGACCAGCAACAGTAGATGTAGGTAACTTATCTTGGCCGACCATACCTTTTTGACCTTGAGTACCTTCGCTACCACGCTGTGACTTCTTAGCAGCAATGTTAGCGTCAAATGTTTCTTTTGAACCTTCGCCTAAAAGGATATCTTTAGCGGCTTCGGTCAGATTAAATTTTCCCATTTTGAAAATCTCCTTGATTTATTGGATATATTTATATTTAAAGTTTTTTCATGAAGTTTTCAAATATGTGTAGACTTACTAGTTCAATATCTTTACTAGAAGCTTTACGAATTTGTTTCTTAGCTTCCTCAACATATTGTTCTGTCCAAACACCATTTACTAACATCCATTCTTTACCTTCCATGATACCTTGTACAAATGCACCAGGCGCAGAAGGATCTGCTACTATATCTGCCGCTGTGGCTAGATAAAAATCGTTCTGAACAACGTTTACACCATTAACGTTTTTCAATGAACCCATACCTCTTGACGATACACCTAATTGGGCGCCACCTTCAATCAATTGGCGAGCAATTTGACCCATAGGTGTGTCAAGAATCTTAGCTTTACCAATCCATTGGTGACCATCTTCTTTGAGACCAACAATCATGTGTGATACACGGTCCAAGTTAATGGTTGGAGTATCAGGATGACCTAATTCTCCAAAAGCACGATTTTTATTAATATACTCATCGGTGTAACGATGAACTTCTTTTTTCATTGTATTGTATTCATACAAGCGGCCATTTTTGTTTTTCTTTTCAGAAACTAAAAAAGGACCTTCAATAAAAAGTTCTTTTTTACCATCTGTGCCTTCGGTAATATAATTTACCGTTTCGTGAATTTCTTTAATAAGTTTCATAGTCCTAATGCGCCTCTTTTAATTTTTGATATCTTGGCTTTTCTTATTGTCTGTTTTAACTTTGCTGCTTTTTTATGTTGACCCATTTGGGCGCCCAATTTTCTATCTCTACGTTCTTTGTAACTCATTCGTACCAACTTACCGCCACGAATAGTCCAACCTGGCATTGAAGAAAAGGTTTTGTTTCTTTGTACTTTGCCTTTTCTTACACGAATTCTAATAATTCTTTTTCTACCAACCTTTTGTACATTAGATTCATTTAAGAATTCTTTAAAGGTTAACATTTCAATTATGGTTTTAACGAATATTGGCCATAGTTAAATGCTGCTGGATCACTCAATTGACCACGTTGATACATTGCATTGTTCTTACGAACAGAAACAATTAAAGTGTATGATGAGTTAGCAGTAGCACCTTGAGTTGCAACACCCAAGTCTCCGTTACCAACAGTATTTGCAGCGCCAGTACCAGAATTGTTAGTAATAGAAGGCAATTGCTCACCTAAACCAAACTCGCCTTGACCTTGTAAATGGAAAATAGTTGCTGAGTTTGCATAAGATGATGCTGCGGTACCTGTATTATTACCAGACCAAAACAGTTCAACAGAACCAATAGGTGAAGATACTGGAAAGTTTACATAATACTTTAAACCTGTAAGTTGTAAATCATAGTATGGCAAAGCAGTATTGGCATTTTGTGTGGACAATAAAAGTCCGTTGTTTGCTAAAGCGTTTGCCAAAGTGTTTGCAGAAATACGAGAAACGTTTGATTCGTTTCCACTAGAACCGTCAAAAGTACCTGTTAATTTGATAACAGCATCTGTTGTAGTATCTCTCAACACTTGATAGGTAAATTTATTTGCCATTTTCTGCCTTGTTTAAATAGATGATATATTTATATCTTATTCGGTAGGTGTTTCATCGGTATCAACACTTTCCTCATCTGAAGGAAAAATGTTCTGTGCCACAGCTTGTTTTGCTGCGGCAATATGTGCAGCCACTTTATCGTGAATTGCACCATAGAGTTCGCTTCTAAAATTTACTGCATCTTGGTCCATTGCATAATCAATGATGTTACGGGTAGAATAGTCTGCCATTTTGTTCTCCAAATAAAATATTTATAATATACGCTTCAATTTAGTAATAGTTGATTCGTTGGTATCCTCTTTATCAGCAGGATTTACTGGTTGTTGTGGCACATTCGACATCATCATTTGTTGTGCCACTTCATTACCAACACCAACAGGTAAACCTAGACCCATCTCTTTTTCTTCATCAATTTCAGTCTGCATTTTCTTGATTTCATCATCAGTTAAACGCAATACGTTTTGTTGAATCCAATTTTGTGAGAAGTAACGACCTGTGTATGGATCTACAGCCGACAACAAAGACAACCGTTCTTTCATCAACTCCGCATCTTTAAGTTCACTAAAGTTATTGTCTTTAATGAAATCATAATAGATGTGTTCTTTAAAATCATTCCATTCTTCATTGGTACAAATACCTTTGAGAACGCACTGAACTCTTAATGCTTGGTCAAACAAATCAGCAAACTTGTTGCGCATACGGTCAACAAATTTAGCAAACTTTAATTCGTCACGGGTAATCTCATTGGTACGACCAAGAGAGAATCCTGATTGCTCTGGATTTAAACGAGAGACTGGTACGTTAAGTGCCTTGTATAATTTCTTTTCAAAGTATTTAACATCTTCCAACTCACCTAAGTTTTGACCACCTGGTAAAGTAGAAATTTCTGTACCTTTTCCACCTTCACGGCGAGGTAACCAGAAATCTTCCATCATTGACAAGAACTTACGGTCATCACGAACTTCACCGGTGTTGGCATCATAGACCAACTTGTTCTTGTATTTCACCATAATATCACGGAGGTATTGCTCTGCCTTTAGTTTCGGAAGGTTACCCACGTCAATATAAAAAATACGGCGTTCAGGAGCACGACTGATACGATAAATGACTGTGGCATCTTCAATCATCCTTAACTGGTTTAGCGGTTTAATTGCTTTATGAATATAAGACAATACCACGGCACGGCGAGAATCCATGAGACCAGAAACAACAGAGATAATGGAATCTGTGGTAATTCTGACACCAACAGGGCCAAAATTGCTACTAGAACCAGTAGTAACCTTATCATTGAAGATATAATATTCATTAATAACATTCATCATCTCCACACCGGTACGCTCGTCTTTTTTCTTCTTAATCTCACGAACTTTTTTCAACTTGCGAGGATCAACATATCGTAATTCTTTGATACCTTCAGTTGGTTTATCACGGTCAATAATAATATGGTAGTACATTCTGCCGTCAACATAGTAACGGCGGAAAATATCTTGTGCCAAATTGTTATAATTTAACAAACGGAGAATTGTTGAAAACTCACCTTTAATGGCATTTTTAATTTTTTCTGGTACTTGTAAATCATCAAGTACCAATTTAATGTTCTTACCATCATCGTCTTGACAGATGGCTTCATTCACGATATCATCAATGGCAGCTTCAATTTCTGGTTGCATTGCCATTTCACGATAGCGAGAAATGAGTTCTACTTCATTTTTGGCAGTACCATCTAAGTCAACATAAGTTCCATAGTATGCGGCGGATGTGATGGTGAGAGCGCCATCATCATTATTTGGTGGCGAGAAAGATGGTGCCACGGCTTGAGCGTCATTCGACTGCTTCCGAGCAATTGTAAAACCAAAGAGAGAGAACTTGTTGTCATTTGCCATATTACTTTTTCCAATTCAAAAAAACATAATGAAAGGGACCGTAGTCCCTTCCGTAAAATTATAAAGCTTAAACGTCTGTACTTGCTGCGTTTGTCCAGTATTGGTATGCAAATGTTACGCCAAATTCTTCAATAGTATCATTTGAACCCCAATCCAAATCAATCGGAGCAACATCAACAGGGAACATACCAACAAACTTGTATTCGTTAATAGCGTTACCTTCTTTACCATATTGAGTTACTAAAGCGTCAACTTGGTAAGTGTTGTTGTTTTGTGCTGCGGCACTGCGTAAGTTACCTGCATGGCTCTGAATAGCATTCATCCAAGATTCCATTGAATTACGGATTAAGAAATCCTCATCGTTGATAATCTGTAAAGTCCAGTCAGCAAAAGTACGGTTACCAGCAAATTTCATTTCACGACCAAAGTAATAAATTGGTACCTGACCAATTGTAGAACCTGGCAGTTGTGCTGATTTTGCCATAAACTGAATTTTGTTACCGGCTGCGGATGAATTATTAGCAAATGTAGGCAATGTTAAAGTTACCTGGAATAGATTGGGACGGGCACCGTCACCAATCAGATTCGCTCTAAATTCTGCTACGTTGAATGTCATTGTTATCTCCTATATTCTTTATTTATTAGAACTGTCCAACGACTTCAGTAAAGTCAACACCTGTTCTAACTGCAACAAAGTTCAATTGGATAAAGTTGATTGAACGAGCAGGTTTAATGTAGATATCACCAACAAACTGGTTAGAATCAACAACCTGTGGAGTGTTATTTGTAGAATCACAAACTACTTTAAAGTCTGTAATACCACGGCGACCTTTAACATCACGAAGGAATGGAGTTACTAAGGCAACAAATTGTGCTTGTGTGAATGAATCATTAAACTCAAACAATGAATACTTGGCAGCAATTGCAATAGTCTTTTCCAATACGATGAACAATCTACGAACATTGATACGGTCAAATGCCGATGGTTTTGCTTGTAGAGTTTTGTCACCATAAAGAATTGTACCGTTTCCAGGGAATGTTACAACAGGATTGATACCTGAAGCATACAATGTATCACGGTATGTCTTGTTTGGATTCCATGCCAACTTAACAACATTCTTTAAGTTACCACGATTGAAACCAGCAGGTGAGAACCATGGATCACGAATGTTATCTGTATTTACACAAAGACCAGCCATGTCACCATTCAATGGAATCCAACGATATACGTTGTTATACTTGTCAAACATATACTTCCAACCAGAATCGGCGAAAGCATAAGATGTTGAACGAGCCAAAGAAGTGTTCCATGTTACAATGTTAGAAGCTTCAGAACCTGGTTGATTGATAACTGCTGAAGAAGGAGGCGATACAAATGCCACACAGTCTTTACGATAATTAACAATATTATCAATTACATACTGTTGAACTGTTACGTCAGCAGAACCTGTCATTACTAGGTCAATATTAACGGCATCAGCATTTTGGAACAACTGATAAGCAGTTTCTAAATCAGCATCAGTAGGTTGAGCATCAGCACCATTGCCTAATGTTACATAGTTAGGACCGGTACTTAGATTGTTACCTAACACAGCAAAATTGGTATTTGCTAAGTTTTTACCCCATGTACCAGAAGTATTTGCATACTGTGGATGGTCCATTACATAAATGTACTGTGAGTTATTATAGATGTAATTTTTGTAGTAGTTTGAATTACCCAAAGAATCTTTGGCGTCAGCACCTTTAGACATGAATGGGAATACTTCAAGAACAGTATTTTTTGTACCAGAGAATAAACCGCCTGTATCAACAACTACCATGTGGATTTCATCGTTAGATGAACCAAGTGCAGCTGCTTGAGCAGATGTACCAGGAGCAGAAGTAAAGTAACTAGAAACACCAACACCATTTACGTTCCAAGAACTAAATGAACTGGCAAGACCAGCATCAAGAACAGAAATTGTTAATGAGTTACCTAAAGCACCTGGATAACGAGCAACAACTGGACCATAAGCATTACCATTGGTCAAGTTTTGTAAGTATTGTGCTTGGAATACATCTTTGTTTTGTACTTGAACTGTACTTGTTACCAAACCTGTTATTGAACTTACGTTTGAAGAAGCGTTGTAAGCGGCAGAGTTAGCAGCACGAACCAATTGAAGATTATTACCATAAGCCAAGAAAGAAGCAGCGGTAAAGAATGATTGATATGTGTTAGAGTCTGGATTACCAAAACGTCTTGCTAAAGTAATTTCGCTATCTACTTGAATAATTTTATTTACTGGACCCCATACAAAAGCCCCAGCAAAAGCACCGGCAGTAGTTAGAACCGAAGGAACGACTGTTGTTAAGTCTATTTCGGAAACATTTACGCCTGGAGAGATTTGAAATGCCATTTGTTATCTCCTTGAATATTGATTTATTTGGCAGTTATGATACCATAGTGATATTTATGTAACACGGTATTTAGAGTTTTAACGACCAAATTCTCTAAAATATTGAGCGTATGTTTCCTGAGAGTCTGCCTTTTCCCAAACATCGCCACCTTCCATCATAAAATCATGTTCTAAACCGTTTTCTATGACTGGTGCCGGTAGAACATCTTCATCCATTTGATTCATATTTTCAAGTTGAAGCGTCTTACGGACATCATGAGCAACAATTTCTCTGAAGTATTTTTGTGTGGTTGCCCACGCAAACATTACTAAACCCATGACCATGTCATCATTAGCATCATCTTCAGCGGCAAAAGAACTCTTGCTGGCTACGAATGTTGTTAATTCTGAAATGGTATCAAAATCATTGATAATCAGTTTGTTACTTTCAATCAAGGTCTTTAGATTTGAACAACCAATTCGTTTGACTTGGGTAGACATTTTAAGACCTAATTGAACACCTCTTGCAAAACCACCAGACAACTGTTGTGGTTTTTTGTTACCTGTAAACACTTTAAACAGATTTTCGTATTCTAAATCTTGGTGTAAAATGTCAGCAATCTGTGGAGTATTGTTAATTTCTACCAAAACATAAGCATCATTATACAGTCTAGCGGCATTATAGATGACGGTTGGAAATAACAAAGTAGAAATTGAAGAACTCTTATATGTGGCCACTTGTTCATACGGCATTGTAGAAATATCGATTACAGAGAAAGCGGATGAGTCCAGACCTTTGCCTTCCGATACGTCAACCCAAATAGCGTACATATGTTCTTTTTGTGCCTCACCATCAGACTTGACAGGATTTTTATAAATCTTCATCATGTCATGTTCAAGAATAGGCTGTTGATAAGCCAATTGTTGTAACTTGGTGGCAGAAACTAAAGTATTGGTGGAACCTAAGAACTCAGTTTCAAACTCCTGACGGAACTGATGTTCAGAGGTATTTTTAATCGTTTCTTCTTTCCATTCTTCATCACGGCCTGGTACCATAGACCAATGAATTTCAAAAGGAGTATAATTATTCTTCTTGTTGATTGCATCGTTCCAAATTTTGTAGAATAAATTCATACCATTTGGTGTAGATACAATAATAATTTTTGTTTTTGTACCAGCAGTAATCACAGGATAAACTGAGGTAATAAAGTCATAAGCGATATTGGATGGTACGAAAGCGAACTCGTCTAAGAATACAATGTTAAAAGAACCAGAACGAGATGCTGAACTAGAGGTAGAATCAGCAACAATTACAGAACCATTTTCTAATTCAATACGACCTTTGTTCCACTCTACAACACCTTGTTGTAACCACATTGGTAGATTCTCGTATGCTAATTGTAACTTACTCAAAATACCACGAGCAGTGCCACCACGGTTAGCAAGAACAGCAATCGATTGTGAATCTTTGAATAGAACAGTCCAAAGAAGATATGCTACGGCCGTTGTAGTTTTACCAACCTGACGGGGACATTTAACAATACTAAAACGATTATCATGAAAGGTACGAATCATGTCCTTCTGAAAATCGTACATATCAAAAGGCACCAGACCTTCATCTAGTGTAATAATCTTAATGTATTTGGTAAAATAAATGGGGTCTTTAGCACATCTGACATATTCATCAAATTGCTCTTGTGTATAACTCTGTTGAATTCCTACTCGTTTG